CGCAGGGCTTGTGCGAGAGCCTTCGCCTTATGAAGTTGGTTGTCCACCATCTGCTCGCGCTCGATATTTGCTCGAACGGTCGCGGGCAGAAGTCCGAACCTATCTACGGTCACGGGTTCCTTTCTTGAAGTTGGGTTGCCCCCCGCCGACTAAATAAGCCAGCGAGGGGCCGGTGATACTTACCGCTACGCCAAAGCGCCCAGACGGGCGAAAGCGTTGCGGCGGTTGCTGCCGAGGTTGAAGCGGTAGGAGAGCTTCGCGCCGTAGGAATCAGTTCCCTGAATCCACGACAGAATCTCGCCGCCGGTCACATCGGACTGCCAAGACGGCTTTGCCGTTGCGACGATGAACAGGTGCTTGAAGGCACCGAAATACATATCCTCGTCGTAGCAGTCGGGGTGACGGTGAATCTCCAGACCATTCCACTTCGGAACGTCCTGCGCACCAGCCGAAAGGCTGTTGTCGCTGGCGAACCGAACCTGGTTCTGAAGGAGCTGGTAGAACTTCCGGCTCTGCTTCAGACCTGTCAGAACGAAGTCAGCCTTCGCTCCGCGCTGGTTGATCTTCTGCTCCTGAGTGAGCATCGCTTCCAGCGACAGGGTGGTGGTGCTGGTATCAACGTTGGCTGCCTTCCACCAAGCGTAGGTGGCAGGATCAACGCCTCCGAAAGAAGCCGAGGTTGAGACAAGATTCCTCAGACCGTTGGCCTCGTAGGAGGTAGCGCCGGCGCGAGCGTTCTTGATCGAAACGAAGTTCGACGAAGAAGTGCTGATAGCGGAGCCGCTGACGGTGATACTTGGGCCGGACTCGGAAACGGCGGTGATCGTAACGCCGTCTGCGACTGAAGCCTCAGAAGCGGCGGTGCCGATATCTACGAGTTGGCCGGGGAAGAGCCACCCGCGCTCCAGAACCTCTACACCCTCCGTCGCGTTCAGCGTGACGGTGGTGCTGGACGAGGTGGTGCCGCAAGCAACAATCTTTGCGGAACCGTCCTGGAACAACTGACGGGTGATCTGCTTACGCAGGTCGTCCAGAGCGCCGGAAACCTCAGTCTCCAGAACATCAGCAACGGTATTAGCGTTGCCCGAAGCCTGGTCGAGGACGGAACCCTGAATCTGAATCTGCTGGTGCTGGTGCGTGTAGCTGTATTCAGCCTTGCTGATACCCTGCTCGCCTGCGGCGTTCAGGTTTCCACCTGCTCCCGGAAGAACGGTAAAACCGCCGTTACGGGAAACGTGGAGCGGAACACGGGCTACTTCACCGATGGAGACACGGCTGGACTTTCCGAGCTTGTCCAAGAAAGGATTCTCTTGGTAAAGCTGGGACTCCAACCTGTCCTGCGTATAAACGCGCTTCAGAGCGTCGTTATACGCCGTGAGAGTCGCTGCCATTTGGTTTGTTTCTCCTTACCTAAGACTGATCGAAAGTGGCTGCGGCGATCTCCGCCATAGCCTGCTTTCGACCCTCTTCGGTGTCGAGTTGCCATTTCTTTTCTGCGGCAGACCCGATCCCTGGGGCCGGAGCGTTTCGCTTCGACTCAATGTGGCGCTTCTGAGCCTCTGAGTAGAGGGCCTGAAGCTGACGATAACCCGCCTCAACATTCGGCTTGCCATCGTCCAGACGATTTGCGACCGCGAAAGAAACGATCAGTTCAACCTCGGAATCGTCCAACTCTCGGCCATCGGCCTTAGAAAGACGAGCGAGTTCAGAGTCAATGAGGGTTGCCTCTTGCTCCATCTGACGTTCTTCCGCCGCCTGCTTCTCGCGCTCGGAAAGCATTTGCTCCAAGCGGTCAATGCGTTCGTCGGGGTCCACATAGCCCGTGTCTTCGCTGTCGTCCTCTAGTTCGAGTCCGAGCATCTGAAGGGCTTGGGCTTGGGTTGCGGGGTTCCGCAGCGCAGATACAAGCGCCTGCGCTTGCTCTGCTTCCCGTCGCTTTGCCGATACTTCCTGAGTCTTACGGGTGTAATCCGCCTGCAATCTCTTGTAGGCAGCGTCGTAAGCGGCTCGGGCTTCTTCCGGCAGCTCGTCGGGGTTGTAGGACTCGGTAAATGCTGGTGCCGATTCCTCCGTGTTCGCCTGGTCCGTATTCGGAGCCTCTGTGGACTCGGGTGCGGGGGCGGTTTCATTCTGGGGCTGATCCTGATTGTCAGGGGCCTGTTCTGCCATTTCTGGCTTCCTTCCTGTGGAGCGGGGCGGCTAACCCCCTGCATCTGGCAGGGGCCGCTGATCCGCGAAAGTCTTATTTATTGGGGCGGTGTTTCTCCGCCGGGCAGGGACGGGAGGGGGGCTGCCTGCTGTGGCTTGGCGGCGTTATTCATTCCAAGCCCTTCAGCCATCTGCTGCTGCGCCGCTTGATCGCGGGCGGCTTGCTCTGCTTCGAGTTTCAGAAGCGTGTCGTAGTAGAGGGCGGCGGCTTCTTTGCCTACCTCGTCCAGACCGTCATAGTCGGTAGTCTTCATAAAGTCCTCGAAGACCTGCTTATGGACACGAACATTGTCGAACGGGCGGGGAATCCACCCCGGAACCTCTTCGGCCACCTGAATCTCTTCGCCGGTCTGCGGGTCAATCTCCATCGCTTCACCGGGGAAGACGCGCCGACTTGGTTCGTCCATAAAGGAACCGTCTTTGATCTTCTGGATTACATCGTTGGCGCGGGCAAGGTCAAGCTCGTAGGACTCAATCAGACCCTCTGCGGTGCCTGAGTTGATCGCGGCCATCGCCGCTTCGGGGCTGACCCACCCGAGCTGCGCGTAGTTCATTATCCGTTGCTCCATCGCCTGCTTCGTGCGCGGCTCGATAGAGTCGGGATAGACCCGAACATCTACCTGCCCGCGCAACTGAGCGCCGGTGAAATCGCGGATCGCTTCCGGTCCGAAGCGCCCCCTTATCTTCAGAAGCCTTTCTTCGGTGTAATGCCTGGCTACCAAGTAGAGACAATGGCGCATAAGGCGCGAATGGAACTCTGCGAGGTTGGCGATGAACGCTGCCCGGCGTGAGGTGTCGCGCTCGATCAGGGCTTGAATACCCCGAGCCGATTCCACGTTGCCGGGGATATCGTTCTGAGCCGCGATGCGGGCAATATCGCTTTCGGCCTGTCCCTTGATCTGGAATAGCTCCTGCGGGACGGGCGGAACGGGTCGCCATTCCATCTCGCCGTTGCCGACAACGTTATACACCGCGCCTGGCTCGTCGGTAAGTCGCTGCCCCTTCGCAAGTCCTCCATTACGAATGAGCAACTGTGGGTTCAACGCCAGCACCAACCACTCGACCGACTTAGAGGCGGCTGCGTTTATTGTCCTCTGTGCGTCAAGTAGGTGCCTTACTAGACCCTGATCCCTGTCGGAATCGGGGTCACGGGCGTAGGAAAGTTTGTGAAGAATGGGTTCGTCAATCGGTTCGCCGTCATAGTCGGCGCAGGGGTAGGGGCGCTCTGGAATCACAACGCGGCCATTGGCAATCACGATCCACCGGCCCTGCGGATACTCGGGGCAAGGGCGTTCCAGATACTCGCTGACGAGAACGAGCTTGGCTTCGGGGGTGGACTCAGAAGTAAGGGATTCGCTGCCCTGCGCGTCCGGGGTGAGCTTGCCGCCCGTGTATCCCTCCATCTGATAGATCGCTTCGGGGTCGCGGGCCTGCTCTACACAATGCCAGCGGGAATCCTCGAAGTTCAGACCCGGCTCCCAATAGACCTCATTGGGGCCGAAGACTCGGATACGCACATCGCCAATCCCCACATTGGTTCCCTGAATGAACGGGCCAACCTGATTATCGAAGTAGGGCCAAGCGAAGCCTTCGTCTGCGATTACGCCGTAGCGAACTACTTCTTCGGTAGCGGCGCGGATATGCCACTTGTCGTAGCCGTAGAGGGCTACCTTCTCAGCGAGTCGCGCTGCGCCGATATCTTCGGGGTCGGTGGTGGAAGGTGAGACTTGGTAGGAGGGAATCCGCGAAGTTGAAAGCGCAACCTCTCGCTCTACCACGTCGAAGATCAGATTTCGGGTGGTGCGCTGACGCTGCGGCGGCTTGCCAGATTGCTCGTAGTAGTTAGTGGTGGTGGGAAGAGAGTTGAGATTTCCCTTCTGATCGGTCCAATGGTATTGCTCTGAGCGCCAGAACTTCAGGCACTCGTTTCGCTTCGCTGATCCCTGGCGCATACGATTGCGCCCACGCGAAATACGCTCCTGCACCTTCGCAGGAACCTTCTGATCCTCATTCAAGTTCGTGTTATCAACAGGAGCTTCGGCCATTAGTCCTTATCTTGGGTCTGCCAGAAATCTTCGTCGTTGTCGAATGAAACGTGCTGCTTTCCGAACTCGCCGGTTTCTACATACGGCGCAACATCGGGAGCCTGTATTCGGTTGAGTAGTTCTGAGACTTGCTTCGCCTGTGCCTCACGCTCGCGCTGCGTATCTTGTAAGAGGCTCTGAGTTGCGGAGAGAAGCGAGTCAAAGTTGCGATCCGCAGTCCTAAAGCGATAAGCGACAAGGGCAACAAGGGCGAGGGACAGGACGGAAAGAATCGCAAGGGCGGCGATCACGAAAGAACCTGTTCAGTCTCGAACTCTTGGATCACCTTTACTGCGTCTTCCACTTTCTCCATCTGTTCGAGCTTGACCTTCATCGCATTGACCTGTTCTTTCAGATCATCTACTTCTTGCTTCGGAACCATTCCGAGCAGGTCGCGGGCTACTTCGGTGACGTAAGCAACCGAGAGGTAGATATAGGGGTCCATCTCGCCAGCGTAGGTGCCGGTGTCAATGAACGGGCCATCTATCTCCGAACTTACGATGCAGCGGGCAGGAACCTTTTCGGCGGTTTCTACGATCTTGGGCTTCAAGTGAATACTCCTAACGGGCCTTGTTGTTCAGTTCTTTCAGGTGGACTCCAGGGCGGTTCGTAAGTGGGGCTGAAACCCCGTCGCCTCTGTCGTCCTACATTCGGTGCGAGATTGCCCCAAGCGCGGGCCATAATCGCGTATCGCATCGCGTCGAGAAGGTGATCGTCCCTCTTTATGGCCGCGAACTCGTCGTTAGAGCGAGGGTCGCGGCGGTAGCGCGATATCTCCCAAAGTATGTTCCGGCAATCGGACGAAAAAACTAGGCGGTGCTGCTGGAGCCGCGCCTTTACTTCCAAGATGCCCGAAGCCCGGTCGTTCTGCCCGTGTTCGCAGTAGATACCTTCGCGGGCGAACTCTGCCTCTACGCCTTCCGCGTTGATCGTTGCGCGGTTGCGGGCAGACGGGTCAATCACATAGATAGGGTCCACGCCCCAGAACTCGTTGCGGTCCTTGATTGCCTCTGAGATAGGGCCTACCACCATCTCCTGCGGGTAGAACTCGTCAAAGACGAAAGCCCCGTTGTCATTGTCGAAGGCAACCCATACGACTCCCGTTCGACGGAAACCGGGGTCAATGCCTACAACGATATCTTGGCCCTTCAGGTGATCGCGGTTCGGGGCTTCGCGCAGATGGGTTTCGTCCGAATACTCGGGATAGAAAAGGCCGGAGAAGTGAACGAACTTGCCCGACTTACGAGCTTCAGCCTCCTCTTTAGTAAGGCCCGCCAAGAAGTCACGCTTTGCGTCTTGGTCAAGGTGGGGGTTATCGTCCATATCCACCTGCACTACGGTCACATCGTCGTCGTGCCGGCGCTCCCAGATTGCGTCGTAGGCCCAGGAGAGTCCGAGAAGCGGGGTGAAGGCGAATACTTCGTCGCCCCCGAAGTCCACTAGACGGGCGCGGCACTCTTGCCGGATAGCCTCGCCCTTGTCTCCGGGCGGTTCCTCGTCGTAGCAGACGCGGTGTAGGGCGGCTCCCGAAAACTTGTCCAAGTCCTGCTCGTAGGTGAGAAAGTCCCACCACGAACCGTTGGCGAACCTGAGAACCCGGCGCTGTTTGTCGTATGCCTTGTCCCACGATCCACCCTTCAGGGCTGCGCGGGGAACCCATTGGCGAATCTTGTGAAAGATCACGCCTTCCATCGTGGAAGTGAAGTCTGGAGAAACTAGGCGGCAGTAGAACTCGCCTTCGTGGTGCTTGTAAGGCTTCAGGTTGTCGGGCAGAAAGTCCTTATCTACTGACTGAATCAGGCAGTCAAGAATCGCGGCAGTAGTCTTGCCCGATCTGTTTCCTCCGATGAACGCCTTCAGCTTGTCGGTAGAGGCGTGGAACTCCATCTGCTTATCGTGCGGGACATAGGCGTAGAGGGGGTTAGCCTGGAGAACTTGATTGAACTCTTCTATCTTCCGCAGGCTCTCAGGGTCCGGCTTGCCCCCCTTCACCCGCACCGTGAGGCGCTGGCTCATATTGCTATGCCGTATTTCTTGGCAAGCGCCTGAAGGTCAGAACCGCTCGTATCCGACAAAGGGCTTGCGATAGTTGGGAGGGGCGTGTTGCGAATGGCTCGCACTCGACGGCGGCGGCGGCGCTCGGCTTCGGTTATCGGGGCAGAAAAATCAAAAACCCCAGAGCCTCCCGTCGAACCACCGACTACCCCGCTGCCCGTTATCGGGCCGTAGTAGCCCGTATCGGCCCCCGTTGTCTCTGCGACGTGAACGTGCGATCCGTGACCGCCGATTGGAGAGCTGGGTTGACCATCATTTATGTTCACGCCGGGGTCGTAGAAGAGTTCTTCAAGGTCGCCACCATACTTACGGGCTACGAACTTGTTGAAAGCCATCAACTGTCCCGAGTCACCCGTCACGTCAATCGCGGCATTTGAGTAGTGGAAACTATTGTCGGCGTGGCCCCCGGTCGGGGTCACACCCGTAAAGGCTGCGTTCTCTCCGACCGTCAGCCCGAACCGCTTCTGAGCAATCTTTCCGATTTGCTCAATGGTCGCCATCTTGGTTGGCTTGGCCTTGACCGTCATCTTCGGAAGCGGCTGATCCATTTCCCGCAAGGTCGAGCGAGCGGCCTTGACCGCAGGGGTGAGGGCGGGGCGGTCGAGGTCGCGGTAGCCCTGCGCGGCAGCAAGAACATTCTCGGGGTAGTCGCCGGCGGCAGAAGGATTGCCTGGGCCTGCGTTGTAGGAGGCAAGGGCCAGGCGAACATCGTCTTTCAAGCCGAGATCGCGTAGGTAACGGGCAGCTCCACGCACCTGCGATTCCATCGCCTGCGGAGAGTTCCCATATTGAACGTTGTAGGTCTGAGCGGTGCTAGGAATGAACTGAGTAAGTCCACCTGCGCTTGCGCTGGATACCGCGTTCGGGTCGAACCCCGACTCGATCTCCATAAGGCCCATAAGCAGGGAGGGCATTACGCCCATTTCCTTACCTATACGGACGGCAAGATCGGCGGCAATCCCCTGAGTGCCTGCGTATCCATTGTTCGGGGCAGCCTTGCGGATCGTGCTGTAAGCCTTGCGAATGGTGCGACGGTCACGACTAGCGCGGGCCTGCCCCCCGCGCATATCCGCTGCGGCCACATAGCCGGGGGCGGTCTTCACCCGAGCGGCCACCTGCGGCCCGGAAAGTTTCGGATTTTTTTTGGCAATACGCCGAGCTTTACGAACATCGCGCTTGCCCGCGCCTGCGAGTGGGCCGGGCATCTAGCGACCTGCCGCCATATTATCTACGAGGTTCGGATACGGCCTACCTGCTCGCTTGGCCCGCGCCTTAGCCTCCGCCCGCTGAACGCGGGTAAGGGGCTTGCGCTTGACCTTCGGGCGGGGGCGCTCCCAGGGTGCCTTCATTGCTTTCCTTTCATCGAGTGTGGCCCCTGCGCGGGGCAGGGGGGCCTTTGGGGGGGAAAATCTCTATACGGGACCGGGTAGTAGTTAGGGCGCCGGCGGGTGCGCGCCCCTCCCCTCCCCCCCTGCACCCGCAACGGGGGGGATATCGGGTTTCGCCTTCCCGGATATATCGCGCCCCGTTCGCGGGGGGGATTCTCTCTAGGCGTGTGGCGGGCGTGTGTGACCTCCCGGCTACCTAACGGGGGGCGCACGATCCGGGGCCAGGGGCCGGGGGAGCTCTCCTCTTTGTGCGGCGCGGCGCAGGGCGTGACGCGTCCCTGACCCGCCCACCCTGACCCTGCGCCCCTGGTGACGCTATCCCCTGCACCCCTGCGCCCTATTCGATTTCGCCCCCTGCGCCCCTTATATAGAGGGGGGCAATAGGGGAGAGTCTTATCTATCTATTGCGGGCGGTTGCCTATTCGCCGGATAGTGTGCTATCTTCTAACCGTTCCCGCAATAGTGCGGGGCGCGAATAGAAGAGGTGAGAAATGGCATACAGTTACGAGGTTAGTCAGGAGCAAAGCGGGTGCGGTCTGATCTGGTCAGAAGAGTGTGACGATCTTGGCGCGGTATTCGATGTATTGGACGAGCGCAACGTGCGGTGGCATACGCCAGGCGTAGAGGTTCACGAGCTGACCGGGAGCGGGTGGAAGCGGATAGGCCCGGAAGCTTTGGAAAGTTTCGGCAAAGCGTTTGCCGAATAACCGCGCCATATCGCGCCGGGGTTAGATGCCCCGCGCCCGGATCGTGACCGGGGCGCGATACTCTCCCGCAATAGGGCGGGGGTGGAATGGAAGGGGTGAAGAATGATATCCGAAAGCGAGTGGGCAGAGGTATTCGCCCGGCAACGGAAGGCGCACAATGCGCGGGGGATCTTCTATCGGGGGGACCGGGTTAGGCATCATCACGGTCACGCAACCGGGGAGGTATTGCGGGTGGTAAGAGATTCCGCCCCGGCAACCCCGGGCGAATATGTGCGGCGTAGTATGGCGGGGGAGATTCTGCCCCCCTTCGCCGCCCGCCCCGCCTACCTAATCGGGTGGGAGGGGAAGATCAACGGTCAATGGTCACGGGGGGAATACCTGCGCCCCGAATAGCGGCGCAGGTTAGCGCGGGGGGGATAGTGGCCCCTGCCGGGATCGTGCCCCGGCCCGCGCTCTGCCCGTCCGGGAATAGGCCCGGCGGGTGAATAGAAGAGGTGAGAAGGTGAGAAGAGGAGAAGGGGCGCAGGTCGCCCGGTATCTGAGCGAATACCACCCCTGCAAAGGTTGCGGGCGGGGGGCGGTTAGGGGTCCTGGACCCTGCCGGCGATGCGTGGAACGGTTGCAAAGGCTAAGGGCGGGCGGCTATCTGAGCTCGTCGAGCAGCCGGGCGGCATAGGTGGAAGAGGAGGGGCGGCGGGATTGTGCGCCGCCGGTGTATGTGCTACGGTGTAGAGGTAAGTCAAATACGAATAGGAAGAGGTGAGAAGAATGGCGAGAGAAGGCGAGAAGGTAGCGGGGCGGTGGCACTTTCGCGGATCGGGCCGGACTTATGTCTGGTATGGCGGCGAGTGGACTAGCGTCTATTTCCGGGGGGAAGAGATAGACGGGTTCACCCTGACCGCGCCGGGGTATGACGGGACAGATGCCACCCGCTACCCGGACAAGTCGCAAGTGCGCGAAAGGGTTCACGAAAGCGAAAGGGATTACCGCACCCCGCAGGGGCGGGAAGATTGGCGAAACCTGCGGGACGCCCTGCGGGTTTAGGGGGCGGGGTTTCCTGCGCCGGGGTTAGATGCCCCTGGCCGGTTCGAGTCCGGCGGCGCGGGTTTCCCCCTCGCAATAGGGCGGGGGGGTGAATAGGAAAGGTGAGAAGATGAGCGAGAAGGTAAAGGTAGAAGACCTGCGCCCCGGCGATATCGTGCGGGACCAAGAAGGCGGAACGGGTGAGGTCGTAGAGGTGAGAGTGTTCACCTTGCCGATCTCGTCGCAAACGGTCGAGGTCATTTATGCCCCCGCCCTGGAGATGGAAGACGTGCAGATTTACGGGCGCGGGTATGAGCTGGAGCGGGTGAGCGGGGGCAAGGATGCCTAGCGCCGCTGAAGTGATCGAGAGGGACGAGCGCCGCGCCCTGCGCGATTCTTACCGAGCAGCGGGGGGGAGTGAGAAGCGCCCCCTTCATTCTTTCCGCACGAAAGCGGAGAAGCGGAAAGCTCGGGACGACCACGCCGAAAGGTTGCGGGCGATGGTGGGGTGGATGGAAGAGGACCCCGAGAAGGCCGCGCCGCTGATCCTGAAGGCGATACGCCTACACCCGGACGCTACGCCTACGAATGCCGCGCTAATCGCGTATCAGATGCCGGGGAAGATGGCGGGAACCTTCCAAGAGTGGAAGAGGTGGGGCGGGACGATCCCGAAAGGGGCAACCGCCGCCGGATATATCACGAAAGGGCCGGGGTTCTACCCCTGGCCGGTGTTCACGGCGGAACAGGTGAACGCCCCGCCAATGCTGGAAGCGGAGAAGGCTGAACCCCTGCTAAGTCTGGTCGAGGGGGAAGCGGAAGCGATCCGGGCGGCGGTGGTCGCTGAAGATCGGAAACCTAAGCGGAGCGTGGAAGCGGTGGTCGAGCTTCTAAGTAAGACCCCGGACGCGAAGCGGGAAGTCTTGACGGTAGAGGAATCTGCCGAAGAGGTCGCCATTCCCTTCTAAGGGGTGGCGACACTACGCCGGCGCATATGCTACGGTGTAGAGGTAAGTCAATACGAATGGGAAGAGGTGAAGAATGGCCATAGGGCGAGTGTCTTACACGGTGCGCGGATATCTAAGCGTGGATTCAGAAACGGGGGAGGTCGTGGATCACGAACCTTGCGCCCCTCGGGTGGATTACCACGTCACTGAAGTCTTTCCCGAGTTCGCTGACCGCGGCTGGAAGTATTGGGGTGAAGAGATGTCTATGACGGACGGCGGTGAAAAGGTGCTGCAGGTTGCCAGAGAATGGGCAGAGAACAAGAGGGTTGGCGACTAGCGCAGGGGTTCCAGGCCCGCGCCCCGGTTCGAGTCCGGGGGTGCGCCCTACCTATCGGGAATAAGCTCGGTGGGTGAATAGAAAAGAAGAGGTGAGAAGAATGGCAAAGGTGAAGGTGTATGCAAGCGTAGAGGACAGGCTGCAAGATGCCGAGAGGCAGATGCAGGAGTTCGCCCGAGAGCAAGCGGTCGAGAAGGTTCAGCGGGCGATTGACCTGCTGGAAGAGGCAGCGGAAGGGTTCACCCGTGAGAACGGGGGCCACCCGTCCGAATACAACGGGATCACAACCGCCGAGTTGATTCTGCGGGAGGTGATCGGCAAGTGAGCAAGACGACCCCACCCGCTGTATTCGGAGGCATCGCCCTGGTCTTGACCGGGGCGGTGCTTCCGCAGGAGGTTCACGCCGGGGTGTTTCTGCCGGCGGTCATCGCAACCGTAGCCGCCGCTGCCTTGTTCGTAGCGGTGGCGGCGGTGCTGGTAATCGAGAACAAGAACGGAGGGAAGTAACAATGTTCATAATGACTGACCGAAAAGAGTTGGCTGAGGTGCCCGACAGGTGGCTGTCTGAAACTATTCAGACTTACGCTGAGCAGGTCAAACGCTACGCAGACGATGTAACCGCATATGCTGAAGGTGTTCAGGCGGTTCAGGCCGAGATCAACCGACGCAATAAGGGCGAGCGTAGCAGCGAGTTGTTCGTTACCGAAGCCATTCGGAACGACCAGGTAACGGTCGAATACGATGACGAAGGACAGGCCGTTATCTACACCGGCTACTACGATAAGGACAGGTCTAATGGCAAATCGTGACCTAGACCTTGCGAAGAGAAAAGAAGCGTGGCTGGACGATCCCCGGCGGGAAGCGTTGGAAGATGCAGCGCGGGACGCTTGGGCTGAAGAGAACGGGGCGCGGGAAGCAAGTGAGAACCGCGCAACCGAAGAATGGGAGAACCGGGTGGAGGATCGCGCCCGGCTCCTGGCGGAAGACGAGGGGCGGGACTTCGAGCGGCTGAACAGTAGCCTCCTGCGGAGCTACCTGAATCGAGCGCGGGTGTCCCTGCAAGATGAAGAAGAAGAGAGAGGAACGGGGGGACTATGAGCGAACAGATCGTATGCCTAAGCGTAGGCATCGGCCTTAGCCTTGCCCTGTATCTGATCGGGGTGGTGCTGTCGTGACCGAAGGCGCTTACTGTTTCCTGTTCGGCGTGGGGTTCTCCTGCGCCCTGTATCTGATCGGAGGACTACTTGATCGAGCGTGAGCGGAGGCTATGCAGTCTCTACGAGATACGGCACGAGAACGTGCTGACGAAAGCGATGGCCCAATACCTAGCCGACCGCCCTGGATTCCCTGAACCGTTGGCGAATCTGCGGTGCGGTCGGATATGGGACGCAGATGAAGTGAAGGCGTTCGTCGAGCATTGGCAGAAGACGAAGCGGAAGGTGAGGACTCGGGAAGAAATACTTACCGAGCTGAAGGCTGAGGCTGAGGCCAATGAGTAAGCCTGGCCCGTTCGCGTTTGACCCCGAAGAAATAGATTGGGTGAAGTGGAGGTGGCGATACGCCGAGCTGCCGAAAGATAGTGAGCGCAAGCGCGTTCATTGGGAATCTGAGGCAAGAATCCTCGGGATCAACGCGAGTTACTTCACGCTGTCCAACCTAAAGGAATACGTCAAAGGTCGGCGTGAGCTACGGCAGTAGCCCGCCCCGGTTCAGCTGCTTCCCGGTCGGGTGGGGGTGAGTGAAGTGAAGGCAGGCCCGGTTCGAGCAGTAGATTCTCCCGTTGGAGTTCTGCTTGGACCGGGTTCGCTTGTCTAAGCGGGTGCGGATCGTGAGATCAGACCTGCACCTGCGGCAGATGCCGCCCCACTTGGGCGAGACTCTGAAGTTATGGTTGCCGCTAGTCGGTGTCTTCATCGGTGACTTCCTCGGCGGTGGATTCGATTACTACCTCCACGCCCTTAGCCTGGAGGGATCGCTGAAGGGCGTTCCAATCTAGCCGCTGGTGCTGGATTACGGTGGGATCACCACGCAAGTCGCGGGCCTTATCAGTATGGATACCGGCGACAGTAGCGATAGAGCGAGCGGCGGTCGGCACTTGGCTGATCGGTATTTCGTGACCCTCTTGCTCCAACCGCTCCAGAAGATTGTCCACTACGGCAGCGGCACGTTCCGCTAGACGGGCGTGGTTCTCCGCTGAACGGGACTTGACCCGCCGCTGAAGGTCTTCCCTTATCTCTTCGTATCTATCCCGGTGACGGGACTTCCAGGACCGCAGAGTGGCAGGTGAGAGTTCCTTACCTTTGAGCGCGGTCATCTCGGCGGCAGCGGTGGTCGCTGTCCCGTTGTAGAGGGCAAGTAGAGCGAGAGCTTCTTCCCGATCCTCGACCGACCACGCCGGCCCTGCCGGGTTCTTCTTCTTGGTGGTAGCAAGTGTCTTACTCATAAGCCTTACCCCCGCTGAAGGGGGCTGCGCCAAAGGTCGTCGCACCGCATAGTGCGGCGGCGCTACGGACGGGGGCTGACCAATCGGGAGGCGTGATCGCCAAGCCGGAGGTGCCGCTATTGGCAAGGGGCATAGGGTGGATACGACTATGCCGGGGGGTGCGAATGGGCGCACTACTCCCCAAGTTCAGGCGTAGATTACCACGTCGGTTAGAGAACATTATATAAGGGATAGTCACCCCTCCGCAAACTCCGCAGATAACCGACCGCTGACCGGGTTGCGCCCCGCCTTCTGCCTTACTGAGCGAACCGTATCCTCCGATACTCCCGTGACGTAGGCAACGAAGAGGCTATGCCGATCCTCGAATACAAGTATGCGAGCGTTGCGAAGCTCTTTGTCTTCACGGGGGGAGGGACGAAAGGCAGCGCCGCCCCGGAATCGTTCGGCTTCCACTTCGGCCAGGTCTGCTAATCGAGCGAAGAGTCCGGCCCATTCATCGTGCATCGAATCGCCGGCAGCTCGGGGGGAGAAGTCACGCTCACCTCCCGAGATAGTGGGAGCAAGGGAAGATGCCTTGCCTTCAGCGACGACCGCCATACCTGCGAGCAGGGAATCTATGCGGCGACCGACGCTCACTCGTCGGGGTCAGCGTCCGGGTCGGGTTCCCCTCTCCATTCCCAAAGCGGGACCACGATTGTCTCCATTAGATAAGAGTCCGATAGGCGGTGTGCCTTCTCTTCGTTGCTCACGCCTTCGTCGTTGCCGAGCATTGGCTTATTGGTCTTGGCATTTAGGATTACCCAGCGCCGCTTCGACTCCGGCTCCTGTTTCTTCGGGCCACTCTGCGCCGTCTTGCGCTTGCTCACGCTGCTACCTCATTTAGTAGGGGAGCGTCTTCTGCGATCCGTTGTTCTGCCATCGCAGCGTATTCGGGATTTAGCTCAGTGCCTACGAAGTCTCGACCGTGACGGAGGGCGACCATTCCCGTAGTGCCGGAGCCTGTGAAGGGATCAAGAACCGTGTCACCTTCTGCCGAACCTGCCAATACGCAAGGCTCGATCAGATCAGGGGGAAAGACTGCGAAGTGTGCGCCCTTGAATGGCTTGGTCGTGACGGTCCAGACGGAGCGTTTGTTTCGGCCGCCCGGTTGACCCTTCATCTGACTCGGTCCGAAACCCTTGACCGCCGAACGACTTACTCCGGACCGTAAGTGAGGATTTCTTCTTAGCCGTTCTTCCTTCGTCAGTCCTTTGTCGTTGTCAGTCAGATATTCCTCCCGGATCGCGTCAACATCGTAGTAGTAACGCGGCGACTTGGTTAGGAGGAACAGGTATTCGTGCGCCTTAGTCGGTCGGTCGGTGACGGACTCCGGCATCGGGTTCGGCTTGTGCCAGATAATGTCCGAGCGGAGATACCAGCCGTCAGCCTGAAGTGCAAAGGCGACCCGCCAGGGGATTCCTACCAAGTCTTTTGCCTTCATACCCGTAGGCACATAACCGCGTAACGCATAGTCGGGTTGCCAGCCAGCGGAACGTTTGGCTGCCGACTGTCCACCACGACCTCCACCGATATAAGAGTCACCGAGATTCAGCCATAGCGTCCCATCATCACGAAGAACTCGACGCACCTCACGAAACACGGAGACTAGATTCTCGGTGTATTCCTCCGGCGTAGGTTCTAGCCCGAGCTGATCGTCCGAACCGTAGTCGCGCAAGCCCCAATAGGGGGGAGAAGTAATGCAAGTCTGAACGGTCTGATCTTTGACTTGCTTCAAGCCCTGAATCGCATCGGCATTTATGACCCTAGCCTGACTCACATTCCCCACCCGAGAGCAACGGCGAGGCCTATTAGAAAGGCGATGATCCCGCTAATGATTGCGCCGACCGCTTCGCTGCTCATATCAGAACCTCTTGCTTAGGCTGCGCAGCCCAATGGCTCATTCGTGCGCTCGCAATCTGCACATATTCGCGGTCCTTTTCGATGCCTACGAAATCAAAGTCTTCGAGAACAGCAGCGCAGCCGGTAGTGCCAGAGCCGGTGAACGGATCAAGAACGGTGCCGCCAGGCGGTGTCACTAGCCGCACTAGCCAACGCATTAGGGCTATGGGTTTGACGGTCGGGTGGTGATTAGCCTTCGTCGGGTTTTCGTAGGTGCGATCAGGGCAATCGCAGCCTTCCAGCACCGATGCTCCACAAGTAGCGCAAGTGCGAGCCAGGCCGTTGCCTTTACCAGCAATCTGCTTCTTCTCAAACCTTTCTAGCCCTGCGTTCCGCTCGGCCTTAGAAGTCTTGGCGCAATAGAAGAAGCGGGAGGCACCGCCTGTGTCACCCATCTGCCGTGATCCTCCTTCGGTGGGCTGCCCCTGCCCAAAGCCTGTTGCTACCGCAGCCCCTCGCTGTGTTGGGTAAGCACCTCCGGGACGCTCCCCACTCTGCGCGTCCAGCATCTCGCCAGCGGCTTCGTCGAGGATTAGGTTGGCGGGCCAGCGGCCTTCTGTTTCTTTGCCTCCTTGATTATTAGTTCCACCCTCAAAGGAACCAGCAAAACCTTTGCCTTTAGTTGTAATAGTGGTTTCATTTCCCACTCGACACCCGTCAATGTTGAGTGCGCCCGTCCCGTGTTCTTGGACATTCTCGGCAACCGTCCCGTCCAGCGGCTTGCGGGCTAGGACTATCGGCTCGTGGGCAGGTTTGAGGGCGGTTCCCCAGCCGTCCCATTCGCCGTCAAGGTTGCGCGACTTGGGGAAGCCTGAGCCGTATAGCCACATCAGACAGTCTCGAATCTCAAAGCCAGCGTCCTCTATCGCGCAAGTCATTCGGTGGTAAGTGCGGCTGCCTCCGAAGGCGACTAGATGCCCGCCCGGTGGCAGCAATCGGAAGGCTTGTTTCCACATCTCAACCGAGTAAGCGATGCCCGATGCGTCCCAACCTTTACCCATAAATCCCAACTCGTAAGGGGGATCGGTGACTACGGAGGAAATCTTTCCGGGTTCTAGTTCGCGCATCACTCGAACACAGTCATTTGTGTAGAGCTTGCGATTCCTCACCCAACTACTCCGATGCCAACGAGAAACAAGAGAACAATCATTCCCGCAATCAGCAAGACCAGACTGATTCCGGCAATCGCCGCAGTCGCAACGAGAAACCCTTCCCACAGAGTCTCTAGGAACTGAATCCTCGTTGCCGCAAGTCCGGCTAGTAGCAGGGCGACAATGATCCAAGACGAGATAACAAGCTCAGGTATCTTCACCCGCCGCACCCCCAGCCCCAGCCGACCGACCACCACAGGTTGTTGGCCGTGTGCATCTGCTGTCTCCAAGTGGCATCGCCCGCATTGGCGGGGTAGCCGGGCAGCTTGAAGGCGCTCCACGATTGGTTGTAGAAGCCGAGTCCTCCCGAGTAGGTGCTGCCCTTGTGCGACCACCAAACGCCCCACCTGCCAGGGCCGGGTTGTTCACAACGCCCGGTTGCAATCCACGTCTGATAGTTCGGAACCGCTACGCCCTTAGTCGGATGCTTGACGATCCGCCAGCGGCGGGCCATCGCTCGACGCTGCGCCGAAGTAGGGGCGCATTGGTAAAGGCGACGGTGTTTAGCGACCGCTTTCTTGGGGAGCCAGGGGTTCTTGTAAAGCCGCTCGACCCATCGCTTGTGCGCTGCGTTGATCTCGGGGAAGTCAGGGTGTTGGCACCCGGCCTGCGACGGGGAGGTAAGGGAGAGGGCGGTAGCAACCGCAAGCGTGGCGAGCATCAGAAGGACACTCCGCAGCGGTCACATCGCCACCCTTCGGGGGTCTGAATGGTCGTGGCTCCACACTCCGAACATACGTTTATCTCGGAGCCGACCGCGAACGGGGCGCGAACATCGTCAGGGGAATGGATTGGACTTGTGGGAAACGCGGGCCATTCCCATTGACCGATCAGGGTTCCTCGATCCCGCTTAGGCAGGCGGTTTGCCGCGCTCCAGCTATCGCTGCGCCATTCCCACGCTATCTCCCATTTCCCAGCCTGTCTCGGTTGTGGTCCGGGAGGTCGCGGGTTCGAGTCCCGTCGTCCACCTTTCATCATTAGCAGGGGTTTTACCCACCCTGACGGACGGAATACGGGGGGTCTTTGACCTTTCCGCGAACACCACGCGAACATCTCCTATGCGACCGCCTGACTCTTTGTTATTTGTTCGCGGGCATCTCGAACCTGTTCAGCGAAAGAAACATTGGTTCTTGCGCCCTGAACTATGTGCGCGTAGTTCTTGACAAGCGTTGCCAGATCGTGTCCACATTCGGCGGCGACCTCGGGCAGCGAGAGTTCGCCTTCGGTTATCAGCATTGAGGCGAATGAATGGCGCAGGTGGTAGGGCGTAGCGTCCGGGCGATTGGCAGCGATCCTGGCGGGGGCGAATACCCTGCGCCGGAAGTTCCCGATATCCGTTCGAGTCATTGGCAGACCATCGGGGCGGGGGAAGATCAGCTTCTTATCTGTCGGGTAGTCCTGCAAGATGCCAAGCTCTACCAAGTCACCCTGAAGCGGCCCCCGAATGGTGACGCTGCGGGGAACCTGAGTCTTTGTGTAAGGCACCACCTCACCTTCGACTACCTTCTTCGTGACTCGTATGCGGTCGTTAGCCAAGTCTTCCCAAGTAAGGGCGAACGCTTCGGAGGGACGCAGCCCGGCGTATGCCATTACCGAGACAAGGGTGGCTTCCGCTACCTGATCTTCGGAGAACATATGGTCGCGGATCATCTCGACCTCGTAAGGGTTCAGAGGAATCACGGACTTCCTCGCTCGCTTCGGCGCAGCGATTGGATCGCAGGGGTTTGACTGCATCAGCTCCCTAGCAACCGCCGCTCGGCAGATCGTGGAGAGAAGGGCCTGGGCCTGAGCGATTGAACGCCGCCCGCACCCGTCAGCCAATCGCTCTTCTTGCCATTGAGCAATAACCCTGGGGCGAAGCTCGGAGAGTTGGAACGATCCCAAGAACGGGAGGACGTGGCGGTTCAGCAAGAAGTCATATCCCCGAACTGTGTTGGGCGAGAGGTCAGGAATCTTCGCCTCTAGCCACCTGCGCGTGAACTCGGTCAGCGTCAGGTTCACGGGCAGCAGGTGGGCCATACCGCCCATCTGCTTACGCCGGCGTGTCTCGTCCCTCCACGCCCGAGCGTCGGTGAGCTTGCTGAAGCGGCGGGAACGGTTTCTTCCACCCTCCCGCCAGCGCACCTCGAACATACCGTCACGCTTGTAGATACCTCGCTCTACTGTCTTCATCGAACTTCCCCCTTCGTTGGTAGTAAGTCCGAGAAGTCTATAACCGGGGAGTCAGGTTGGCTAGTGCGCCGTCTTTTCGTGGGTGCTTTCTTTACTTTGTAGGTTTCTAGCCAAGTCTCCAGATCACTCCATCTAATCCGATAGTGACCTATCTTGTAGGCAGGAAGCTCTCCTGTTTCTATCGCTCGATAGATCGTGGACCTACCTATGCGTAGGTATTCAGATGCCTCCTGCGCGGTGACGAACGGGCGCTTCATTCATCGCCCCCGAACTTAGTAAGGCGGTGGCCGATCCACTCAGCAACCTGAACCGTCACGGCGTTTCCCATCTGCGCGTAGCGTGGGCCATCGGGCTTGGGGTCAATGGCGCACATCAGATCACCGTCCACCCGTCTGGGAACCCTTGCAGCCTCTCGCACTCGGTCGGGGTCAGGCGACGAACAGATGATTGCTCCGTCGTCAAGGGTGGTGTTGATCCCTTTTCCGTATCGGCGGGTGAGTGGTCCTGAGACAAGGTTCTGGCACTCATCTCCTGCTGGCCCTCCGCTTCCCTTTCTCCACTTGGAGGTGACGGCGGGAGCGACGAACGCCCCGTGCCCGTCGAGGTCGTCGGGTCGGCTTCTTCCTGTATGGCCGCTTGCTCCGAGAGTTCCTGCAACGCCGACTCCAAATGTTCGGGCAGCGCCTTTCCCCTTCGCTCTGCTCGCCTCAAAATCCCCGCCGCCGCTCTCTGGCTCAAGTAGAACCTCGGCGGCACGTCTGCCTCTAGCACGTCTGGCAAGGACGAAGACACGCCGCCGTCGCTGCGGCACTCCGAAGTATCTACTGTCCAGCACTCTCCAGGCTCCGTCCAAAAACCCGAGTTCCCGAAGCGTCGAGAGAACGATTCCGAAATCTCTTCCGCCTTGTGAGGAAAGTAATCCGGGAACATTCTCAATGAGAAGCCAGCCTCCGTCCCCGAGAAAAGCGTCAGCGATTCGGGCTGCCTCGAAGAAGAGTCCTGATCGTTCGCCTGCGAGTCCGGCTCGCTTTCCGGCAACTGAGAGGTCTTGGCAGGGGAATCCTCCGCAAAGTAAGTCGGTGGGTTCGGTCGGGTTGCAAGTAACAACGTCTTCGTAGATCGGGACTTCGGGCCAATGCCTTCGGAGGACTTCGCGGCACTTGGCATCGGCTTCGCATTGGAAGGCGATTGTGTGTCCGGCTCGTTCGAGCCCAAGATCAAACCCTCCGACTCCTGTGAAGAGCGATCCAACATTCACGCCGGCTCCCTTACTACCTCGACCATTAGCCGAGCGAGTTCTTCTAGGTCATCGAACCGCCCGTTATTGGGGAGCTGGAGAAAGCAATGGTCGCAAACGATTGTGTCGCTCTCGGCATCGTAGGTTCGGTCATACCGCCAGGGGTCAAGGTTCGGGTTGTCAAAGCTCAGACAATCCTCTTCGTCGTGGCAGGAGTCGTCGAACTTGGCGCGGCAACGGATAGGGTCTTCGTCCTTCACGCCTCTTCCCTCTCCGGCAGCGGGCCGTAGTCCCTAGTAAGGGACCACTCGAAGCGATTCGCCTGCGCCCACAGTTCGGTTTCTTCTGGCAAGTCCTCACGCTTCAGGTGTAGGAACTTGTGATCGAAGAGGGTATGGTGGCGGCGGCAGCCCCATACCCAAGTAGCCCGCTCCCATACGTCTTCGACGTGGCGAATACGGAGGCGCTGTTTCGGTATCAGGTGACACCGATCCATACGCCCCTCGCACTCAGCCTTCGAGAACTTGGCAAGCCAGCAATCAGGCATTGGAGACTTCTTCCACCACGCCTTCGGCCCAAGTGAGACTGTCTTTCTTCTTGGGCGGGGTCAGTTCCGCCGCGTCGTGTAGGGCGCGGGCAAGTGACTTCCGCTCCCGATCAGTAAGGCTGCTCAGGGTGCGGTGCGGTCCCACGATTGCGTCCCGCAGGATTGCGTTCGCCCGCTGAACTCCGATCCCGTGACCCCACTTCAGGTAGCGAAGGCAGGTCACATTCCGCAGGTAGTCGGCGTAGCCGGGGGCGGTCGGATCAGACAACTCCAACGAGTCGGCAAGTGCGTAGCACCCGGCGCTCATTGGCTTGATCTCCGCTATCTCGCGGCGTAGTTCCGCTTGCGCGTAACGCACCTCGTTAGCCCGATCTAGCGCCTCCCAATGCTGCGCCCGGCTCATTGTTGCGCCTCGTCGTAGCACTCCTGCGCGAGTCCTCGAAGTTCCTCGTCGCTCCACTCTTCGCGGTCGAGAATGTTTCGGTAGATAGCGAACCAATCCTCGACGCTGCGCTGCGACGGGGAGCGACCCGGATAGACACCCGAAGTATCACCGGGTAGAGAGGCATTGTGCCAACGCCTTGCTCGGTCAATCATCTTGTCTGCGAACTTGGCAAGGCGGGGAAAGTCATTGACCTGGCCCCTCCAGAACTCGTCGTCTTGCGAGAAGCCAATGAGGGCTTCGATCTCCGGGCGCGAGTAGCCATCGTCCAGCAGCTCCCATACGGCTTCGTGCCATAGGGCCTCGTCGTAGGTAAACATCGCCTTACGCTTCTCCAGGGAGCGACGGAGCAACAACACCAACCGGGTATCAGGATCACCCTCGGGGTTTTCCCTCGGGGTTAGCGGGGTTTGAGAAAGAATATTTTCTCCTTCGCTAACCCCACTATTCGGAGGGTTTCCCTCGGAAGCGTAGGGAATACCCTCGGAACTACTTTGTCCCTTATCAGATGCTTCGGTTATCGTCTTCACCTTTCTATCCTTCCCCTTTCTTTTTGCGGCTAGAGAACGTGGTGGTAGGTGCCGCAACCGTCCTGTCGCCACTACGGGCCGTCAGGTTGTGGGCCTTTCCGCCGACTGTCTCTAGTCGGGTTGTCATTCGTAACGCCCTTCTTCCTTGTGATAGGAGAGAAGGCTTTGCGTGATCGAGCTTTGGCGGTCGTAGATCGAGAAGACACGGCGCAACCCTTCGACCTCCCCGCGCAGCCGGGCTACATCTTCGGCAAGGGTCTTAGTGTCGGGGTTGTCTTGCAGCGCCTTGACCGCCTGGGCCTTGCGTTCGGTAGCGGTTCCGCCGTCTGCCTCCAAGAAGGCAACGGCTTCTGCCGCTTCAAGTTTCTGTTCTAGGACGTGAAGCTCGGAACTCTTCTTCGCCCACTTCGCCGGCAGGTAGGCCAAGCGTTCGTGAAGTCGGGCAAGTTCAGCCGCGCAAGCGCGGGCGGTATCTAGGTGGGGAGCGTCATTCATCTTCCAGCGTCCTTTCCCACCTCGCCCTTTCGAGCTTGGCCTTCTGCATAGCCCGCCGTGTTGCTTCAGAGGCGTGTCGAGCCTCAGCCGCTAGATCGCGGTTGCCGCAGGCATCGGCCCGCTGGCTCGCCTTATGAACCTGCACCCAAGCGCCCGTAAGAATCTCGCACACTTCTTTGAGCGCCTGATACCGTGTCACTTCGCGTAGTGCTTCGCTCACGCTGCCTCCCTTGCCACACGGCGCAGCTTGGAAGCAACCGCCTTCACATTCTTCAAGTGGTCAAGTCCGGCCAAGAAATCCTCGACCGTCGCGCAGCCGGGGTGAAGCTCGTAGGTGCCGTCCTTATCTAGACGCAGGATCGCGGTGCGAGTGACCTCCCAATCGGGAGCGCACTCCGCAAGGCACATCTCGTAAGCGGCCAACTGATAAGAGAAGGCTTCTGACCGCTGAACGCTTGACCGCTTAGAGGTCTTCGCATCGAGTAGCCAATAGGCACCACCCATACGAACCCTCGCATCGAACCTGCCCGCGAGGTTGTGTTTCTTGGAATAGACGACTTGCTCTACTTGGCAAGTCTCGGGCTTGCGTTCATCTACGAACTTGATCGCAGCCTGAGCGAACCCCGCAGCGTCACCCTTTAGGGGCCGAGCCGCTTTCTTGGCGGTGTCAATACCCTGCGTCAGCGCCCGCTCCAGAATGTTATGAGCGATAGAACCCTGATCGGCGCGAGCCTGGCGGCGGTGTCGCCACGTCATCTCGTTAGCCCGAAGGGTCTGCCACGCATCGTTGCCATTGGATAGCCAGAGGATCGAGTCGCCTACGGGACCGTCAGATTCCTCAATGCTCTTCCATACCAACTCGGCGCAGCCGTCAAGCGTTTGCTGAGAGGCCCAATCCATCAGCCCGTCAGCGGAAAGGGAAGCCACCTTAGCGGCGCTGCTAACGCCGATCACGCGGCCCTTACCCTTCCACCCCGTCTTTACCTCCTCGGCTTCCGCCCAATAGGTGTGGTCGGGATCAGGGCGATAGAACACCTCGTAGCCTGCGGGCATCTTCCAGACCTCGAACGGTCCTTCCATTCGGTCGTATCCCATTAGGCACCTACCTTCTTGCGCGGGGCGAAGTCAAAGCCAACGCCCTTCGGCACCTCGCCGGTCGGGTAGATACGGGACTTGCCGCGCATAGAGAGGGGAGGGGTTATGCCTTCAGCACGAACGCAATCCCAACAGAGACACTTCCCACGCATCTCACGCTCGTTCAAGTGGTGGGCGGCCTTCATCGCTCCCACCTCCCCGATCCGCCGAATACGAACTCAGCGTGAAGGGCCTGCATTACTTCTCGCTCTTGCGGGTTCAGACGACTAGAAGGGAATATCCGAGTCAAGGTCGGTTCCCCCTTCCGCCTTTTCTTTGGGCTTGCCCTCCGCGTCGTTTCGCCCCCGGATCGCATCAACCACCGTTTCGGTCATTGACTTGATCTCGGCCTGAACCGCGATTGGGGAATCCAGCAAGCCAGCACCAACCATCGCGGAAACCACCACCCCAGCGGTCTTCGCAGCGACCTGGCGCTCAATGCTCCTATCCCTTGAAGTATCGGCGGGGGCAGAGAGAGAACCCCCGCCGCCTACGGTGGTGGACGCTTCTCCTGTCGCCCCCTCCGTAAAGACTGAAAGATCGTCAAACTTTGCGTGGGGCTTTATACCCCCGCTGATCTCGTCGCCCACCGCCGGGAGTTCCCGGTCAGCGGGGCGTGAGAGTTCGAGCTTGGTAATGCGGTTGCCGTTCTCGTCACGAACCGCGATGCGGCAGGACTTGTAGGACTGACCGCTCTTCGTCGTGTATTCACGAACCTTGTCTCCTACCCAAGTGACTTGGAAGTTAGCCATTGGCCCGCCCCCTTCTCACTACGAGTTCCACCTTCTCGACAATCCCTGCGAGTTGGGTGGAGAGCTTGGCGATCTTCGTCACCTGCCCCTGGAGTTCGTTCAGGTCACGGCGAAGTTGCGTCACTTCATCAAACAACGCATCTACCGCCGCATTGTTGGTAGCGGTTGCTACTGTTTCTTCTGGTGCCATTTGCTTGCTGCTCCCTTCGCCCAATCACGCAGGCCCGCAGCAATCAGTCCGAAAGCGGGGGCTAGGAGTATCAGGCAATAGTTGATAGTCTTCATTCAGAACCAAGAAAAAAAACTATCAAGTTCTTCGGCGGAAAAGTCGCACCCGCCTAAGTTGCCCCCAATTTGGTAGCCGCAAAAAGCGGGTTCTTCAGAATCATCAGAACCCCGCTCCTACCAAGAGAGAGGGTGTAAGAATGGTCGGAATGAGTTCAGAAGAGTTAGGAAAAAGGGTTCGCGCTGCCAGAGCGTATGCGGGTTTGTCACAGGACGAACTTGCAGAAAAGATTCAGGTATCGCAACCGACGCTTGCTCGAATCGAAAAGGGTGAACGCCAGGCTAGGTGGATCGAAATAATGGGAATCGCAGAAGTGACAGGGCTACCCCGAGTCTGGTTCACGGGTGAGCTGTCCTCAGAGCTCGATGTAAGTGCCGAAACGGTAGGAGAAATAAAGAAGCCCCCCAACGCGCAGGAGGGCGGGTAGCGCGTTAGGGGGCGTGTATCAGGCGTGAAGAGCCGGGCGAAGGGGGGCCTCGGCTAGTCGCCTGAAGTCTTGGCGGGCTTGCGGGAGTATTCCTTCAGCAAGCCCTTAGCGTTAGTGAGAAAGCCGTGAGCCTTCAAGCTCGCAGCCACGCTAGAGAGAAGGTTCAGACGGATAAGGTGAGCGATCTCCTGATCTATCTCTCCGTCCCTCTCGTAGTCGTAGAGCCGCTGAACGGTCAGTAGTGACCACGCAGCGATATCTTCGGACTCTTCCATCGTTTCCGACACAAGCTCGTCCGGGGGGCGAGAGGCGTAGGCATCGTCGCCGCCATACTCGGCGGGGCCGTCCTTATCCAATCGCTTCCAGACTCGACTCTTGAAGGCTTCAAGCGCCTGGCCGGAAATAGCGGCTTCCCTTGCTGCCGCGTTTAGAAACTCATTCTCGAACTCTCGATCCCTCATTCTCCCTCCTAGTCTCACACTTCGTAGATTGGTGTCGGTTCGTATGCGTCGTCTGCTTGCGTGAAGTAGATGCGCTCCACCCCGGCGATCCCCCACTTGGGGGCTACGAAGAGAACATTCTGTTGGGGGCGCGATGCTGCGGTAATCATTCCTGAAAGGTTGTTGGCTCCCACCCAATCGCCCGAGACAATGGTTTCGCCCGACCCGTTAGGGATCGTGGCGGGCTGGTGGTGGTGGCCCATAAGTAGGTAGCGATAGACCCGCTGGTGCAGGCGGATAGAGCGCCCGTCGAACTTGGTAAGGCCGTAGAAGGGCAACCCGCCCCAACCCCTTATCTGGTGGCCGTGTATGAGCTGGAACTCGTGGCCGGCGCAACGGAAGAAAAGCGCACCGCCCGGCTCGATCACGAACTGATCTATCGGTTCAGCCCGCAGGTGAAGCCCGAGAAGGTTCAGGAATAGATAGTTCCAGGAATAGGTAGCGGGACGTGCGCCGGACTTTTTACCTCCGACTTTCCCGTGATTGTCGTCCACTCCATAAACGGCAACCTTTCTCATACCAATCTCATTTATACCGAAAGTGGTCAGTTCTCGTAGCGCGGCCTCCATCTTTCCGGCTAACTGCCACGCCTGCTCAATCGGGTGAAGTTCTAGTTGCCACGCCTGCCCTGCGAATATCTCATCACCTTCTAGGTGATCGCCACCCATAGCGATAATGAGTTCGTCTAGATTGTAGGATTCAGCCCGGTCTGCGATTACGCCCTTCACACCCTCGATGTAGCGAGCAAGGCGGCGGTCGAACTCAGCAACCGAGTAGTTGCCCTTATTACCGGGCGTGTCCTCTTCTCGGACAAACTGCCCGAACTGCTGGTCGAAGATGGGTAGGACTACCGAGTTCTTCGGCTTGCCCTTAGGCTGCTTCTTGCGGGTGAAGTTCGGCTTCTTCACCGGCATCTTGGTTGCCTCTACGATCCGCTCGAAGAACGCTTCCTGATCGGACAGGGCGGTTGAGTAAGCCTTCAGGTCGCGGCGCATCGCCTTGTTCTCGGCTTCGAGCTGCGTGACCTTCAAGCGGTCAGGGTCGTCAATCGGCTTCTCGGGCAGCTTCTCGCGCTGCTTGCTGGCGGTGATACCCCGCGTTTGCAGACGGGATTGAAGCGTGGGCCTCGGGACCCCTAGCGAAGTGGCTGCCCCGTGTTGCCCCAACTTCTTGACCAATGCGGCTAGGTCTTCATCGCTCGGCCAATCGTATTTCGACTTACCCCCCATCAGTCGGGCCACACATTCTCGAAGGCAATAGTGGGCTTTGTCTCGCCAGGGGCGAAGTGAACTAGCACCCCGATCCACCCGGCGCTCTTACACATACGGCGCATCTCTTTACGGCGAGCGGGGCCGAACCCGCTCCAAATGGTCTTCGTGTTCTTGACCTCGATTGCGTAGGTCTTGCCTGCCTTACCTGCGATCAGGTCAGCGCCCTTAGAGCCTGCGCCCCTCACGACTTCATACCCCCGTTCAATGAGGCAATCGCGCACCGCATATTCTTTCGCCCTCCCCCTCGCATAGTGGCTCAGGGCTACTCAGCCTTCAGGAACCCAGCGGCGAACGAGATCACGGTTGCAATCGCAGCTCCTACATCGCCAGGAACCTCAACGCTGAACTGCGAAAGAACGAAAAGCAGAATGGTGGTGACTGCACCGCCGATACCTGCGGCAGCAACCTTCTTCTTGGGGGTCATCGAATCCTCCTAATAGGTTGGTGAAAACTACCTCTATGAATAGAAGCAGGCTAAACGGACGGAAAACTATGGCATCTGATAGAAAAGGTCTGCCTCAGCCTTCCTGCGCCTGACCAATCCAGGGAGCGGGCGCGGGGGAGTGCCAGCATTGACCCACTTCGAGAACTCGCTGCGAATCTCCCAAGCGGGAGCCTTTGCGTTTATCTTGCGGCGCAGGGTGCTGGAAAGCCACGCGCCGACCCCATTGTTGTAAGCAAAGCTCACTAGCGCGTCAAACTGATTCTGCGTGAGCGGAACGCTTACCGAGTCACGGATAGCGTCCGAATACTCCCTGAGATCAGAATGAAGTAGGTCAAGTCCCTGCTTCAGCGTCAGGGTTCCGAACTTCTTGCGATCCTCTGGGCGACAGGCTCCGTAGCGAATGAGATGCCCGAAGCCAACGGTGCAATAGCCTACGGGGTCCGGCGCTGGGCGCGGCTCGAACCCCTCGAACTCACTAATGAAGGCCACCCCGTTCTCTGAGATATCGGTTGGCCGCTGCTTTGCCCGCCTTATCTGACGGCGCACTTGGGCGACCTTGCGAAGTAGCCGGCGTAGCCTACGCTTCAGGCCCCTCATACCTAATACCTGCGCCTGCTCGGGGTCGCCTTGCCGGGAGCGATGGCGATATGGAGATGGTCGTAGTGACCGCTCACGCGCCACAGGACTTCTGCGAACTTACGAGAGAAGCGAGCATAGGCCCACGCCTTAGCGCGGTCGAGCTGGCCCCAAGCGCCGGGGCGCTGCGGGACGAAATCAAAGGCTAGGCCGCGTGTATGATATGAGTTCGGCGCACCGCCTACGGCAGCGTTCTCGGCCTTGCTCCGATAGCCAGAAGTGATTGAGAGGTTGAACTTACGAGCGATCCGCTCGGCGTAAACGTGAGCGGGCTGCTCCTTTTCGCCGCGTGGGAATACACCCTTGCGGGCTGGCTTCTTAGCCATATAGAGCCTCCTAAAGAGGTAGTAGGTGTCCAGAAACGACAAAGCCCCCGGAATAGGCCAGGGGCTTCGTCGGAATAGAAAAGGTGGAATGATCCACCACCGCGCAGGGAGGTGAAGCCTTGCGCGACGAGAAAACCTTATCAGACCCGCTTTACGGACTTCAAGCGAGCCTGTCGAACCTTCGCCTTGCGAGCAATCGCCTGAGCTGCTTCACGGCTCTTCGGCACCGGCTCGCCCCACGCTCTAGCGGTTAGGGCTAGGCGGGTGGGTCGCCCCTTAGCGTCGGTCATTGGACCGCTCGGGTTCGTGTAGAACCGTCGCGCCCACGAAACCCATCGCTGCTTATCGGCGGGTGAAGCGGAGGAATAGTTTCTTACGCCGGGGCGAATGTTCTGTCCCTGCGCCCGAAGCGATGCTCGACCTGCGGCATTGAGTCCACCCTTCGGGTTCTTGCCCGCTTTTGTCTGCCAAGCGGCCATTAGACCTGGCTGATTCCGAAGACTAGGATCGCGGCGCTCGCCGCAACCGTAAGGGCAAAGCCAATAATCGCTTGCCGTAATCCTCGGATTGCTTCGCTGAGATCACGCACGTCCTCGTCCAAGCCCTCGATCTGCGTATCGTGAACGGCTACTGCGGTTTCTAGGTAAGAGAGTCGGTCTTGATCTGGGTGTCTGGGGGGTCTTGCGGCTGCCATTTGTCTTTCTCTGAGTAGGGGGTTAGAAGCCCTTGACGTTGGTTCTGCCTGGGACGTAATTAGAACCGGCGGGGGCTGTAGGCCTGCGACGAACGCGGGTGGTTGAACTTCCGCTTCCTCCCGGAACACCCGGAACGCGGATTGAATACGAGCGGCGATATTTCTTAGCGTTCTCGATACCTTCTCGATCAAGGTAAGAAAGTCCCAAGAAGGTTTCCAAACGCTTTGAGAGTGGTTCGGGATCAGCGGGATAGGGGGTGCGAGCAATCAGTCCTGTCGCATCGTTACCGAGAATCCGCAGCCCGAGGGAAAGCAGGGGCATACTCGTAGTTGCCAAGTTGATAAGGGCTAGGCCGAGCTTTTCCTCCTGTCCCAACGGTTCACCACTTCTTGATACAAGTTCTTCTCCCCTCCAATCCAACCCCTCAAACGCAGCAAAAACACCGTCAATCTGCGGCAATACGCTTCGACTCAACTGCGCGAAGGGATCGGAAAACATTCCAAAGCTCGTCATATACTGCGGGCGAAAATAGAAGTCTTCGGAGATTGGTATTGACCCCAAGTGGTAGTCCGGCACACGCTCATCTCCAAACATACTTAGACCCAATGCGATGCGGTCCTCTTCGGTCATTTGTTCAATAACAGAACCGATTGCCGCCTTGATCGGGTGGTGACGCGGAAGCGTTACGGCAACAAATGAATATGCGGCACGAATCCACAGGCCAAAGGGAACGTAATATCCAAGCACGTCTTTTTCTAGTCGCCCAAGACGATTCCATTTACCAAAGACTCGCTCAATCGCCTGAGCGTAAGCAACTTGTGTCTTGGTATTGGTTAGCCCTCTGGCTAGGTCCGTATAAGCGCCACCACCAGCTTTTAGTCCGTCGCGCCAAGAAGCGTCCACATCTCGTAGGCGCTGTCGTGCCTCTTTACCGAGAGCTGCAATCTGCGGCTGACGCTCAAACCATCGAGAGTTATTGCGGAACATAAACTCTCGGTAGCGAGCATAAGTATCTCCTATTTGTTTTGCTCCAGGCGCGGTTCGTAGGGCAAGCCAACCTCGAAGCAGGTTGGTTAGCACTTGACTTTCTCCCCATTGGTCGGGAGAGGTTCTACGGATTTCCAATCTTCCTGCGGTTCCGTATTGAGTTCCACCAACCAATACAGTTTCTACGCGCTTTGCCTCGTCCGGGTCATACTTCCTTAGCTCCGCAAGCAACCGCTGACCAACTACCCAATCTAGCGGTGTAAGCCCTGCAATCGCAGACCGAAGATTTGGGTCCACAACGTTTCCGAGAAGCCAGCGAAGACTGACGGGAAGTATTACGCCCTTGAAGAGATTGGCATATGACGCAACAACCTTACCAATGGTGTTTTGTGGAGCTGCCAGCGCCTCTACAACATCAAATACCTTCTCGGGAACTACGATCCACTCGCCAGGCCCATCGTCGGTTGTCTTTCGCAGAAGCTCTTGATCCAGACGCTCCAATGCTCGAACATCTTCGGAGGGTTGGCTGATATTCGGATTATCAGTTTGCTTTGCTTCGTCATCAAGAAAGCGTTGAGCGGCCTGCCTTTCGCCGGCAGTGCTTCCAACCGGCGTAATCCGAACTGCCTTTAGCGGGATATTTGTAGGCAGCCCGAAATCTTCTGGGCTTTTGATCGCATCGTCAGCTTTCATTCGATTCTCGAACTTGATTGCTGGTGCGCCATCAGCGCCCGATTCACGAATTGCGGCCCACGCAAACATCTTGTCCATACCCTTTAGTCGGTCAAGAAGCGTAGTGCTGGAAATCAACTGTTCAACGGCAGATTCAAGAGAAGCATCAAATAGACCAGCTTCAGAAGCTCGCCCTGTTCGCTTTGCCTTTGGTATGGAACCGCGTCGTCCCTTTACAAACGAAGCGGCTTGATAGAAATTGCCCTTTGCGCCCCGGAAACCTGGGCGTTGCGTAACAAAGGCAGGATCAACCTCGTCCCGAGCCATTCGTGCCTCAATTTGCGACAGGCTTATTTTATTGCCGGATTCATCTACCAATGCTCCGCGCTGCTTGCCTTCACCGTTATCAAAGCGAGGTTCCCATCGAGCGCCCATATGAGCAACGGCGTATGGTCTTGCGCGAGCTGTGCGGAACTGAGTAGCGTCATAAGCGCCGCGATCTATGATTTCGGCCATCTGCGGGTCTTGAAACTCGCGCATCGTAGTTCGGACCTCCACCATCTTTGCCGCATCTGCGTCGGTGGCATTTTTCAGCGCCTTACGAATATCCTTGATATTTCTCAGATTTTCGTTGAACTGTGCGCCTGTCCATTGTGATTCACCGTTCTTTTCGGCAACCTTCGCCTGAGTTCGTTCTGCCTCAAACCGAGCTAGTGCGCCGCTTAGGTCTTCGCGCCAAGTATCAGCTTGACGAACGGTTCCATCAAGAAAAAAGACCGCAATATCTTGCAGAGACTTGGGAGCCTCCCACCTTGCGCCGGTTCGCGGATCGCCGCGACGACGATCTTTAGCCAGCACTTGTCGCGCCTCTTCCCTGTTGGCCCGTCGCATACCCTCTTGCCCCGATGCGACCGTCTTTGCTTGCTGTTCAAGTTCTTTTTCAGCCTTTCTCGGAGTGGCCTGAAATGGGTCCTCGCCTCGACGAACTTTCTTACGCTCACCCAGAACTTGAAATCCCTTAGTAATAAGGTTCTTTGAGTAGCGTTGTTCAGCCGCAAGTCCAGGCGCAATCTTCAAGTCTTCGCGCTTGGTGGAAGCGGCTGATTTTGCCTTCTTTCCAGCAGCTCCACTTCGAGCAACCGCGCCCGCACCTCGACCCACGACTGCATACCCTCCCGATACTTCTAGGGCCGCGTAGAGCGGGTGGCGCTCGAAAGCCTCCCTCGCACCTTCCCAATCACCCTGAACCACATTCGGGAGAAAGCCGTTTTCAACGAAGTCTTTCATCATAGCGGTTAGTTCTTCATCGTTTCCATTCACGGCCTTTACAACTGCGTCACCCGTTAGATAAAGGGAGGGAATAATTGCGGTTGGTAGTTCCGCTAAATCCTTGAAAAAATTGTCGGTAATTTCCGTAGGGGAAAGGGCCACAGCCGCACCGACAACGGCCTGAGTGCCTATGCCTTCAGATGGCTTCAGCACCACGCGCAAGGGCTTTAGGGGATCGCCTTCTACAACCGCTCCTGGGATTGAGCCAGCAACATTTGCACCCGTTAGCACCGCCGCAGATTTCCAAACCTTATTCCGTCCTCTAACGGGCCAAGTTACTGCCTTAGTTGCGGTCTTGATCGGTTTAGGCGTTGCGGCTGTGACCTTTGCCCGCGTTGATTTGACCCGTTCGGTAGCAGCCTTCGCAGACTGCGCGGGGCGCGACTTGGTAACGGGTTCTGCCACCTGCTTTGCCTTGCCCTTCGCTCCCTGCGTGGCCCGAGAGGTAGCACCTCGAACGCCCGATCCGCTTCCCTTTACGCCTTCTTCTGCGGCTTCTCCGACGACTCGCTGAACCTTCGGCGCTGCCTTGCGAGCGCCTGCTTTTAGCGCCTGCCGCGCTAGACCTGCGGCGGCACCCGTTCCTACGAGAAGGCTTGCGTCGTCAATATCGTCCTGAAGACTCTTGTTCTTGTTCTCAAAGCCGCCAAACTGCGAGAAGTCAAGTGCGGCAGGGGCTTGGATATTGGTGACAGAGGGAACGTTCTTTGCGAGATCGAAAGCGGCCATTCCGGGTCCAACCTTGCGGGCAAAGCGATCCACTTCCATAAGAACTTCAAGAGCATCACCTACGAAACTTCCGCCATCGCCTTCGTTCTTGGCGGGATCAGATGCCCGTCGTGCCTCAATGCCTTTCTCCAGCTCAGGCAGGGCAAACCCGGTCGCGGATTCTTCTTGCAGCTTGCGCCACTCTTCGGGGGTAGTCGCCTCTCGCGCCAATGTGCGGAGAGCGATTGCCTCTTCACGGGCGCTGATCCGATCTGGCCCGAGTCGGCGATAGCGATCTACGGCAGAGGTGCGGCGGCCTGTTCGCAGGGAACGCTCAACCTTCGCTGCCTTCTGCCGCCGATCTGATTTGGAGCCGCCATACATAGCGGCTTCGCGGGCATTGGCAAAGCCCGAAGCGGCAGGCTTACGCTTGACCTTCTTACGAGTTGTTCTGCCCTTGTAAGTCGGACCAGGCACTAAGAGTTGCGCCTTTCCCGCTCTGCTTCTTTGCGCTTCAGGATTTCATACCATCGGGCAACGGCTTTCTTCGCGGCAGGCATTGACCAATCCTGTCCCGGTCCCGTAACAAAGGTAATCAACTGATTCTTGCTGACTTCCATCGCGTTTTCGGAATCGCCTGGGGCTAGGACGCGCCAATAGGGGAAGTTCTTTTCTAGCCTGCGAAGGGCTACTCCCCAATCGTCACGGCCCGGAGGGTCAGCACTTGCACCGCTACTGCTCCCGCCGCCGCTGCTGCTGCCTCCATCAGCCATAGACGCGGAATAGTCGAGGTCGGCCTGCCTGCGGTTCTCCGCAAGTGCCGCCCTGTCCAAGTAGAACTGATTGCCACCTTCCAGAAGCGACTGAATGACTTCAAGCCGCC